CCTCTACTGATAATATCATTCATATTATAACTGCTTTTAGCTTGTGTGTCAACCCTATCAATGTCCAAATTAGCATCTGTCAGACCCTTTTGAGCAGATTGTTCTAAATCATATAGTTTCATTTTTGCTCTATCCACACCAATCATAAATCGTTTATTTGCGGTTGGATCATTATATCGATTCTTTAACTGTTTAACCATAAGCTGATTCAACTGCTCAAGTTCTTCAGTTGAAATCAAAGCAAACATAAAGTCAACTGTTGCAGGCAACCCAAAAGATTCAGACGTATCTGTTAGTTCAACATCTGTATTTCCATAACCACTTCTTGTTGTCTGTGTAGCTGATAGAATAGGAACATTTTCTTCAACTGCCAATCCACGAAGTTCTTCAGCGATAGACTTAATTAAAGTATAAGAATTAATATTTGAACCTGCTTTGAATCGTGAGCTAGCACAAATATTCAAATAATCAATAATAATCATATCTGGCTTGAATTGTTTCTTCAACTGTAATTCATTTAACAATGCCTTAAAGTGACCAACGTGTGCCCCTGCTGTAGGATATTCTTTAATAATTAGATTACCTTCAGTCTTATTACGAATCTTTTCAATACGAGATTCGAACATTGCCTTTGGTAAGTCTTTCAACTGATCCATAGTAATGTTCATCAAGTTTGCATCAATACGCTCTGCAATTCTTTCTTCAGCCATCTCAAGAGTAATATACAAAACATTCTTACCTTGTGCCAAGGTCGATGCTGCCACGTGACACATAAACAAAGATTTACCCACGCCTGTACCTGCAAGAACAACATTCAATGTCTTATTGGGCAATCCACCATTTGTAATTTTATTAAAATACTCAAGATCAAATGGTGTGCGAGATTCTACACGATGATAAAATTCATATCTAGATTCTGCGCTTTGAAGATAATCATGTCCTACATTGTTGTCGAAGCACACTCCTAGCGCTTCTTGTAATAATGCAGGAATACCATCTTCGGATTTTGCTTTGTCTCTACCATCAATGATAGCAATGGATGAGAGAATAGCATTATAGATTGCTTTATCTTTACAGAATTTTTCAGTCTCTTTATATAACCAATCCCTATTATGTTCTGTGGGGTCAAGTAAATTTACTGTATCTACGATCTCTTTATATTGATCTTCAGTTAGACTTTTATCATTTTGAACAGCAATAACCAAAGCATCTTTATTTGGTACTGCATTATACTGGTCAATAAAATTCTTAATCTGATCGTAAATTATCTTTTCATTATTGTCAATAAAATAATCCCGCTTTAAGAACGGGATTACTTTTCTCATATACTCATCGTCATTGACTAGATTCTGTAGAATCACTGTCTCGATTTTTGAATTCATTAATAGCCTTTGTCAAAATATCATTTACTACCCCAGAAAGGGCTTCATTAAAACTATCAGATTGTGAATCTATTTGTTTTCCTTCAGGTTCTTTAAACACGGTGAAGTCGAGGGCAATGGAACCGTCATCACTATTTTCCATCGAGAGGGAATTAATTGCGATGGTTGTTCCGGCAAACTCACCTTCCAGAAGTTCGAAACCCCATACATCAATTTTTTCATTTTCTATAGACCAAGGTTTATACTTCACTGGCATTATCAAACTCCTCTGCTATATCTTCGTCGTTAAAACTAGTACCTAACATATTAGATCCTGCGATACGATAACTGTCTTCGATATATGTTCTAAACAAATCAGATGTAATAATAGGAATCCAAAATTCTTTAGTGTATGTATCTTTAAGTCTAAACTTCTTATCAGATACTTCGCCGGTTGCTTTATTAACTGCTGAGTACCATCCATTAGATGGCTTGATAACAAATCCACCTGCAATTGCTACATCCAAAAGACCAGACCATTTGCTTATACCACCTTCAAATGTAACCTCAACTGGAATCTTAGACTTCTCGCGAACAAATCTAGACTTCTCAACATTAACAATAAAGTTATATCCAACGACTTCTGTACCTTCTTTTTCTTGCTGACGACCAATAATAAAGATGTTGTCTGCAGAATAATACAATCCAGTACCACCTGAAACAATTTGTTTGGGGAACAAACCAATTTCAGAATAAGTATGATTAACAACAACCATTGGAATATCTTTAATAGTCAAATGAGGTGTTACCATTCTAAATAATGACTTCATCTGTTTAGCACGAGTCATATCCGCAACAGACTTACCTTCAAGTGCATCATCAACTTCTTTCTTAGAAGCAAGATTGCCTACAGAGTCAATAACAATAATGATGTGCTCTCCGCGTTCAATATTATTAACTTGAGACATAAGATCAAATTTTAATTGTTCAATGTCTGTAATAGGTGTATGAAGAATCCTACCCGTATCAATTCCAAAATTATCAAAGTATGCTTGCGGTGAACCAAACTCCGAATCATAAAATAAAATAACAGCATCTGGATACTTATCAGTATATGCTTTAGCAAGCAACAATGAGAATGCTGTTTTAAAGTGTTTAGATGGACCTGCAAATACTGTTAGACCAGGAGTCAATCCACCTTCAAGAGATCCCGACAATGCCACATTCATCATAGGAACCGAAGTCTGAATCATATCCTTCTTTGCAAAGAATTTAGATTTGTTTAGAATTTCGGTTTCTTTAATTGTAGAATTCTTTTTTAATTTTTCAAGTAACGACATAATAACTCCTTAAGTAATTTCAATATTATAATATAGATTGACAATTAAGTCAATAGTATTATTCGGCATTAGCACCACATTTTGCTCTTTTAGCTTTTGTTAGTGCACCATAATCAACGGGCCATTCTTGCCCGGGTTGGATTTCTTGTGCATTTGCAGGGAATTTATATTGAATGCCTGCTTGTTGTTGAATTTGTGCAACAGGTAAACGAAATTTAGTTAAATCATTTCCCAAATTAACATATGGTTTAGTATGAGGGAATGACCAACCTGCAATCTGTCCTGTTGTATTGTTGATAACAATCTTATAATATCCGTGCGGAACAATCACACCCTTACCAATAGTAGGGTCAGCTTGACCATAGAATGCCCCTACATAAATTGTAAGTGGTTGATTTAATTGAACTGCCCATCCTCGAATAGATGTTTCAAGTAATTTCCAGATGCCACGATTTAATGAACCATGCTGAGGATACATATTTGTCATTAGAAAAGATTCATACTCTACAATCTGGCTCCAAGATAAATCACCATCGGGTACAGCATGCCCTTTATCGTAACCCGTGCCTGCATAATCATCTGGCCTTGCACCGGTTCCATTTAATGATTGATCTGCAACAAATGCGTTTGTTCTAGGAAAACATCCTAGTGCATTTTGCGGTAACAACGTATATGCTACATATGCAGGAATCTTTACAGGATCATCATATGCCACCAAATATGCTTCACGGCAAATAGGTGATGCCGGTCTTTGTGTTGCGGCAAATCCATATGGGCTATGAACTTGGCAGGCCTGCACGGGCAGAGGTGGGCGTTGTTCCCACGCATTACTTGTTAACGCAAATAATGCAACTAATAGTACTAATAATTTTTTCATGCGAATAATCCTTCCAATGTTGCTTGTGGTTTTGCAGACCACCCGACACCATTTAAAATTGTTGTTAGTGGTTCAAGAAATGACTTCTCAAACATTATGTCATAATCTACGTACTGCTTCAAATTGAACTCTTCGGGAATAACATTGATAAAGGCAATACAATTTTCTTTAATCAAGTTTGGTTCTTTTAAGTAAATGAATTTGATCTTATCACCTTCATTTATAAGTTCATACTTTTTATCGATTTGTTTTTCTTTTAGATAGAAGTTATACAATAGCGCACCTCGAACGTGCATAGGAGTACCTGGTTTATAAATGCTACCTTTATCTGTATATTTATCGACTCCGTTCACACCCCTAGGAAAAGCAATTAATTCTGGAGTCATTTTACGATATTTAGATTCGAACTCTCTAATATAATTTTGTAGTTGCGATTCTGTACCAGTCAATGCCAATTTAACTGCTGCCTTCAAAGCATCACGAACAGGTTCAGGTGTAGATGATCTAACAATCTCCAATCCCATGACCTTCAACTTCGGTTCTTTATATTGAACACCCTCGTTGTTATATACATTCAAAGCATATCGTTTCTTAGCAACCCAAATGCCTCGGTCTGCAATAACCTCACGCTTAAAATAAATCTTTGTTTCAAACGCATTAGTATAATCTGCAAGACCATCGCATGCTTTGTTAATTGCCTTCTCAATCTTTTCATTACAGATTTTATCTAGAATCTCTACAATCTTTTCTTTTGGTTGATCTTTATAGAACTTTTGAACCAATGGATCAAGTGTAATATAACACGCATCTGTATCTGAATAGAATGAATAGACGTGATCTTTTGTACCACATACTTTATTTAAGTATTCATCCAATGCTGCACCAACTGTTTGAATAATATACTGGCCTGACATAGTAATACCTTCAGCAATATTAGAATCATAGAATCGGAAAAACTCATTACCCCATGCACCAAACAATGAATTCAATTGAATCTTACGAGCCATCTGAAAGTTGTTATACTTTGCAATCTCTTTTTGCCACTTTTTATCTTTTGTTTCTTCATATTTAGATTGAGCAGCCAACATCAACTTCTTATATTTTTGTCGATCGTCAAATAACTTTTGAACAATCTCAGGAAACAACCCTTGCTTTTCTCTAGTGTAACAAAATCCATTTGCTGACATACACAAGTTCTTTTCTTTTAAATCGTCTAAATTAGATTTACGATTTAATAATTGTTCAACTGTAGTACTCTTTGTCTCGCGCTTAACCTGTGTTTCTGGAGATAAATTATACTGCATAATAATACTTGGATACAGACTTGTTGCATCAAATGATACTACCCAATCATATTGTCCTGGTTTTGGTTCTTGAACAAATGCACCTACAATCGGTCTACTCGGCAAGCCTTCTCGCTGATGGACAACAATGTTCTTATTCCACAAATGATTCCATAATATACAATCCCAAGTACGTACAGCTGAGAATACATCTACATAATTACATTTAGCATCATACGCCATTGTTAGAATCAGTTCAATTAACTTCATCTTATCTTCAAGCTGGTCAACAAGCTCTACGTCAATTACGTTATATTCAACAAACTTCTGCCAATCATTTTTATAGAAGTCTCGGAATGAAGTATATTCTGCATACGATAATTTCTCTTTACCAAGTTCTACTTTGGCAATGTGATCCAACTTATATGATTCTTGCGCAGAATATGTAAACTTCTTATATAGATCAAGATAGTCTAGAATAGCAACCCCGAGAATATCGTATGTAAGTTCTGTACGATTCATGCGGGTAAACTCTTTTGCTTTTACCACGCCCCACGGTGATAGTTTACGAACATATTCATCGCCAAGAATACGGGCAATACGAGAACACAAATATGGAATATCAAAGAACTCTAGATTCCACCCTGTTAAGATGTGAGGACAATTATCTTGAGTGTATATAACAAACCTCTGCAAAAGATCATACTCATCTCTACATTGGATATAAGTATGATTATCTTTAGTTACATTAAAATTCTTTGTTCCAAATGTGACAAGTTCTTTGGTATTTGCATCTTGAATTGTAATCAATAACAATTCTTCTTTTGGATCACGCACATCAGGGAATCCAAGTTCTGCAGATGTCTCAATATCAAGAGACCAAATTTTAATCTGAGAAATATCGAACTCTACTTCTCCAGGAAACGTCTTTGTGATATACTGGTATGCGTAATTTGTGTTACCGAATATTGGAAAGTTTTCTACTTCTTTATATCGTGTAACATAATCTTTGGCGTCATTAATATCTGCAAATTGAATTTCTTCAAGAAAATCTCCGTATAACGATTTATGCTGAGTTTGCTTTTGTGATTTTGTATATAGACTCGGTTTAAATTCGATTTT